GCGCTCGGACTGTTCAACCCTCCGGATGCGATTTCCAAGCAGTATAAGGAAGGCGCGATTGGTCGGTATGCCGGCGCGGACTGGTATGAGTCCATGTCGCTCTACGACCATACGGCAGGGAACTTCCAGACGCCAGCGTCGGTCACGATTGACGGCGATGTCTCGTCTGGGGTCACCTCGCTGCTTCTGAACTGCACCTCTGGTGACGTGTTCAAGAAGGGCGATGTCCTCGGGATTGCTGGGTGCTATCCGGTCAACCCGATGACGCGTCGGGTCACGCAGAAGGCGTCCACGTTCACGGTCGTCGTGACGGCGGATACCACGGCGACGGGTTCGACGGTGACGGTGCCGGTGGCGGTCGGGGGGCAGCAGCCCATTTACGGACCGGGGAGCCAGTATCAAAACGTCGATGCGCTGCCGCTCAACACCGCGTTGGTGACGTTGTTCCCCGGCACGTCGTCCCCGAATGGCACGGTCGGCAAGCAGGGACTGCTGTTCAACAAGGGCGCGTTTGCGATGGTCGGCGTGAAACTCGAAACGCCGAAGGCTGTCGAACTTGCCTCCAACACCCGCGACCCGGAGACGGGGATTGCGATTCGGTTCGTGCGGATGTTCGACCCGCAGCAGTCAAAGATGATTAACCGCTTCGACGTGCTGATGGGCTTCGGGCCGCTGCGTCCCAACAACTGCGCGACCCGCATTCTTTGCGCGGCTTAGGAGACGACTATGGCCACGAACAGTTCACAGGAAACCATCTTCGGTGCCGGGTTCTCTCCCCTCCGGGGTGAACCCACGATGGGGTCGGTGCCTATCCCGGACCTGACCCTCACGACCGGCACGATCACCTCCGCGGCCGAGCGGACGCTGACCGTGGCGGAGTTGCTGGGCGGATTTCTGATCTTCGATGTGCAGGACGCCCAGAACGCCAACACCCCCACCGCCGCACTCCTGATCGCCGGGATTCCAGGCGTGAAGGTCGGGTCCTCGTTCCAGTTCCAGATCAAGAACTCGGGGGACTCGACGCTGACATTGGTGGCGGGCACGGGGGCGACGGTGACGGGCACCGCGACCGTGGTGACAACGGAGCAGAAGCAGTTCCTGGTGTATGTGACGAACGCCACGCAGGGTTCGGCCACTTACACGATTTACTGCGGCCTGCACTCGACGTTCTAAGTGCCGTTTTTCCTCTACGGCCCGAAGGGCACGCATCGTATCGTGGCCGATGAGGCGGAACGCGATCTGGCGATTGCGGCGGGTTTCAGACAGTGGCGCAAGGACGATCCGGAATACGTGTTGTTCAAGGCCGAGTCTGAGCCTGCCGCAGCAGTCATCAGTAAACGGAAGCCGGGGCGACCCCGGAAGACGGAGACGACATGAGTGTCAATGCAGGCGGCGCGTTTCTTCCCTCCGCGAATTACAGCCCGACGGGCACATGGGACTGGTCCGGCGCGGCCTCGATTACCTGGGGCGCGAGTCAGTCCGGCACGTTTACGCTGACCAACACCCTGACTGCCGCCACCTATGCGGCCTCGACGCATCAGGATGAACTGTTCGTCAATACGACGCTGACGCCAGTGACTACCGTGACGGCGGCGAATGGCCTGAACTCCATCCGTGGCGGGATGACGCTGACGGCGGGAAAAACCCTCGGATCGGGCAGTGCAAGCTACGTTACGGCGGTCTATGGTCGTGGCGACATTCACGGCACGGTCAACATCGGGTCCGGGGATCTGGCGGCGATTTACGGCAAGTTCGACCTGTCCAGCTCGACACTGACCTCGGGGCATATCGCCCCGGTCCAGTCGAACATCGTGAATCCTGGAGCGACGGCGGCGGCGACGACCGACCTGTTCTACGGGGAATCAGCCTCTGGCACGTCGATCAAGTCGATTCTGTCGGGGTATGCCACGGCGGCCTATGCGTTTGACCTGACCGACGTGTCGAATGCGTTCATCAACCTGACCGGCACCTGCACGACGCCCGGGCAGTCACATGGCTGGATTCGCGTGCTGTTGAATGGCAACGTGCGCTACATCGTCCTGTCGGCGGCGGTGAGCTAATGCGCGACCGCCAATGGGCGGAACAGCGGTTGGCGGTGCTCCAGTCGGAGCGCAACCAGTTGCTCGAAGCCTTTCACCAGAATGGCGGGGCCATTAAGCTCCTGATGGAACTGCTCTCGGACCCGATGGAGATCCCCACGGCTGATGAGGTCGTGCGGAGTCTCCATGCGGTGCCGATGGCGTCAGGGGAGTAATGCCCTCCGTCACCGTGCGCGTCCTCTGCACCGATGCGCTCCTCGAGATTCAATCTGTCTCGCAGGGCGAAGCCGTGCGCCCGGAGAACATGGCATTTGCGGTCGGACGGCTCCGGCAACTGATCGACAACTGGAACGCGCAACGGGAAGCGATCTACGCGGAGGCGTTTCCGGAGTTTACCTTCATCGCCAACCAGCAGGACTACACCATTGGGCCGACCGGAGCCGACTTCACCGTCGATAGCCGCCCGGTGTCGATTGAAGGCGGGAACGTGCTCTTGGATACCCAGACGCCAGTGGTCCAGACGCCGATTACGATGCGGGACTGGCAGTGGTGGTTGGGATTGACGGTGCGAGCCGTCACGACGACGTTTCCGACCGATTGCTACTATGAGGCGAGTTGGCCGAATGGCATCCTGCACTTCTGGCCGAAGCCGACGACGGCGTATGGGCTGCAGTTGGCAATTCGTGCGCTGATTGCGGATATTACCGTCAACAGCACCATCAACCTCCCTCCGGGGTATCAAAACGCCTTGATGCTCACGCTGGCGGAAGATATGGCCCCCGGCATGGGCGCTGGGTCGATCTCGTCATTGCCGCAGACGATGAAGAAAGCCCGAGAAGCGCGGAATCGGATCTTCATCAACAATGATGTCACACCGAGTCTGACGACTCAGGATTCGGGGATGCCGAGCAATAACCGTAACAGATGCACCTGGAACTACCGTTCCGGGTTGGACATGAACGTTAACCACTAGGAGCACGCATGGCTGCCGGTCCTCTGAACTACCTCCGTGTGCCGCTGCTCCGGGCGGAAACGGTCGATGAAACCGCGAGTGTTCCCGTGAATGTGCTGGGGTATTCCAATCTCAGCATCTATGTCATTGGGGCAGATACGACCTCCTCTGGGGTCATCACGATTGAAACCGCTGACTATGACCCCGCGAACGCGGCTGACCAGTTCTACACCGACACCTGGAGTCCGATTACGACGGTCAATGCCTCCGATGTCTCAGGGGATAAGCAGAAGGTCATCACGATCAGCAACATCGCCTATACCTGGGTCCGCACGCGGATTTCGACGGTGATTGGTGGCGGCGGGTCGATCTCCACGGTCTTGGTGGCGGTGTAGCCATGTCGAATGTTGCCGTCTTCATCAATACTGGCGCGACGACGGTCACGGTCGGGACAGGACTGGAAGGGGATGGATCTGGTGGCGATCCGTTGACCATTTCGGACCCGTTTCCAGTCGGGACACTGACCGCGACCGCCGCCACGATTACCACAGTCACGGCCACGACAGTCAACGCGACCAACGTGGTGGCGTCAGGGGACGTGAAAGCGGCCACCTACCATGTCGGGGCGTCAGCAGGGGTGGATGCCTCGATTACCACGGCAGGACTGGTCGGGAAGACCATTACCATTTCCAAAGGCGTCGTGACCGGATTTGCGTAATGGCGACCATCCCCAACGTCGTCGGTCCTTCATGGCCGGCGCGGAGTCGCAACCAGAACCTCGAGCGCAGCATCAACCTCTACCCGGAGCCGAATGATGGCGGAGGGTCCGGGAAGAACCCCTCTGGCGTCCTCTATGGCACCGCAGGGCTGACGCCGGGCTGGGCGTTGCCTGCCGGCCCTGTCCGTGGCTTGTTCTCGCAGGACGGGCGTGTGTGGGCCGTCGGCGGGGAGTTCGTCTGCGAGTTGTTCGCCTCTGGGGAAGTCGTGCCTTACAGCCCGGTCGGTGTCGGCGTCGATGACAACCCGGCGACCTTCTCCAGCAACGGCACGGCGGGCAATCAGGTGCTGATTACCTCGGGAGGATTGCTCTACATCATCGACCTGACCACGAATCTGCTCAGCCACATCTCCAGCGTGAACTTCCTGACGCCGGCAGTCATGGGGGTGTTCCTTGATGACTACTTCATCATCAACAAGGGCGGATCACGGCAGATGTATCTGTCGGCGCTGTTGGATGGGACGAGCTGGGACCCGCTGGACGTGTTTGAGGTGAGCAAGTTCTCGGACAACCTCAGAGCGATTGCCGTCAGCCATGAAATCTTGTGGGCGTTTGGATCATTGCACTCGATTCCCTACGAGGATACGGGGGATCTGAATATCCCCTTCCAGCCGATTCCGCAGAGTCTCGTGGAGCATGGCATTTTGTCGCCGTTC